AAGACAAATACTAATCTGGCTGTTGTTGAACAGGCAATCGCAGGTTACCAAGAGATTGATGTAGCTTCAGGGGATGTAACTTTAGTTATGAGTGATGCAGCTATATCTAATGCAAGAAATATGACAATTAAATTTATCGGGACTCTTGCAGGTAATAGAACTGTTAATTTTCCAGCAAGTTTAGAAAAGTTTTTTAATATAATTGATGGTACTGATCACGCAAATTTTACTTTAACATTTAAGGTAACCTCAGCTACGGGATTTCAATTGTGTGAAGGACATCATTATATTTGTCATTCAAACGGAACCGATATCGTCAAAGATCAAGAAACAAAAGTGTGGAGAGCTCTTACAGCTGCTGAAACTGTACAACCAGGTGCTCAAGTATTTGTGGATACCTCAAGTTCAGCTATAACAGTTACATTACCAGCATCTCCTTCTCTTGGAGATGAAGTAACTTTTTCTGACCAAAAGCTTTCTTTTGATTCGAACTCATTAACTGTAGGTAGAAATAGCTCCAATATAGCTGGTGCATCTTCTGACCTAACTGTATCTACTGAGGGTGCAGGTTTTACTTTAGTATACTCTGGTGATGCAACAGCAGGATGGGTATACAAAGATAAATAGTAAACATTAATAAGTAAAACATATGAGCAATTATGAGGCAACAAAATATAACTACAGTGGGTCTAATTTAACTGGTGCTCAAGGCGTAAATACTGGAATTATTGTACCTTGGAGTTCAACATCAGTACCAAGTGGTTTTCTAGAATGTAATGGCTCAAATGTATCCAGAAGTACATATGCAGATCTTTTTGCTGTTGTAGGAACGACCTATGGGTCTGGAGATGGTTCATCAACTTTTGGTTTACCAGACTTACAAAATAATGTTGCTTTAGGAAGATCAAATAACAAAGCTTTAGCATCTACAGGTGGTGCTGAAAATGTAACGACTACTGGTAGTGTAAGTGTGTCAGGTTCTGCCGCTGATCATACACTTACTACAGACGAAATGGCTGCACATACCCATAACCAAGCTTGGACTGGGTCAGGACCATATGCTTGTGGTGAGGGTAGTAATAGAATTACTTCAACAACTTCAGGTGCTGCAGGTCAAAGTTCTGCACACGGACATAACATTACTGTTAACGCAGGAACTTACAGTGGTTCAGCCACCTCAGTTTTACAGCCATTTGTAACATTATTATATTTAATTAAGACATAAAATGAGTAATTACGAAGCAACAAAATATAATTTCACAGGAGCAAACATACAAGGTATTGCTGGCATAAACACTGGAATTATTGTTCCTTGGAGTAAGGATGCAGTACCAAGTGGTTTTTTACTTTGTGATGGTTCTAATGTATCAAGGTCCACTTATGCAGACCTTTTTGCTGTGGTAGCCACAACTTATGGATCTGGTGATGGATCGTCTACTTTTGGTTTACCAGATTTACAAAATAGTTGTGTGGTTGGGAGATCAAATAACAAAGCCTTAGCAGCTACAGGTGGAGCAGACACAGTTGCTGCATCAGGTAACTTGTCAATAACTGCTGAACTTTCAAATGCTTCATTGACCACAGCTCAACTACCAAATCATACACATACTGGAGGAACTGTATTTGGAGGTAGTTATGTATATCGAAGTGGAGACAGGGGTCCTTATTCTGCAAATCATCAGGGAAGTATGTCAAGTGTAGGAGATGGTGCAGCTCACGCTCACAATTTAACACTTACCACACAAACTTTTTCTGGCTCTGCTAGTTCTGTACTACAACCTTACATAGCAATCTTATACATTATAAAGACATAAAATGAGTAATTACGAAGCAACAAGATATAATTTTAGTGCAGCCAGCTTAGGAGGAGTTCAAGGTGTAAATACAGGTATTATTGTTCCTTGGAGTTCAACGTCAGTTCCTACTGGTTTTTTAGAATGTGATGGGTCAAATATTTCTAGAAGTACCTATGCAACTCTTTTCGCAATAGTGGGAACAGTTTATGGTGCAGGAGATGGTTCATCAACTTTTGGTTTACCCGATCTAAGAAATAATGTTCCACTAGGTAAATCAAACAATAAAGCCTTAGCTTCAACAGGTGGGGCAGATACTGTAGCTTGTACAGGTACTTGCAGTGTTGCAGGAACTGCTGCAAATGCTACTTTGAGCACAGCACAACTTGCAGCTCATACACATTTGAAGGGTTATAATACTGGAGGATATGCTATAGGTGACTATGCCCCAAGTAATGTCTACAGAACTCCAGGAGCATCAGGTTCTACTGGAGGTGGTACAGCTCACGGGCACAATCTTACAATAAACGGAGCAACATTTACTGGTTCAGCGACTTCTGTTTTACAACCATATGTAAGTGTGTTATATATTATTAAAACTTAAGGAGTATTTATGAAAAAAGGTAATTGGACTGTAGTCTTTGAAGATAAAATGATAGTTAAAAACGAGGACGATTTTGCTGACCAAGGTCGTGGTTACACTTTTACAGGAAGTGAACATAACGCATTGTGGGGAGATTCAAAATTTTCAAATGTGTGGGCCATTCAATGGACTAACGATGATGATAAAGATCAAGTAGAGCACAGAGATACAACACCTCACGCTGCTTATTCTGAAGACACACACGGAAATTTTAGAACACAATTTATAGACATTTGGGATGCAGCACACCTGAAAGACCTACAAGCAGTTTGGGATGCTGATAATGTTGAAAACGAAACAGCAGAAGAAAAAGTAGCGAGGTTAGGTGCAAAACCAACCTCTTACAAATCTAAATAATGCATCCAAATATTGATGTCAAAGATTCCATTGGAGTCGTTGATAATCTCGTTTCCAAAGAAATGTGCCAAGATGCCATTACTTTTTTTAATGATAAAAAAAAATTTAAACAAGTAATGAGTAGACTAGACGCTGAAGGCAGTTCCAACACTCAAAAAAATGATTTGGCTATTGATCTAAATGAAATGAATGTTGGTGAATGGGAAGTTCCTGTCAAACCTATTTTTATAAATCTGAATCAAGCTTGGTTGTTTTACAGAAAAAGCACAGGCATTGATGACTTTTATACAAAGGGTTATGTTTATGACTCTGCAAAAATTCAATTGACACAACCTGGAGGCGGTTATCACATTTGGCACATTGAGCACGGCGGCTCATTTGATGCCTCTACAAGAATTATGTTTTATATCATTTATTTGAATGAAGGTTTTGAAGGTGGAGAAACAGAATTTTTGAATCTAAAACGTAGAGTCAAACCAAAAAAAGGCAGAATTATTTTATCACCTGCTCATTTTCCATATGTTCACAGAGGCAATCCTCCATTAGATAAAGATAAATACATTATGACGGGGTGGATTCATTGTCGTATTTAATATAGATTTAGTTCTTTCAATCTGTCCCAATTAGCTTTTTCTGTTAGATTACAAATAAAACTGTATCGAGCTTCTTCAGAAGTGCTTTTATTTGAGTAGTGTAAAACGTGTGGTGGTAAAAGATACCAATCTCCTGGTTTTGGTACGATGCTCATCTGTAGCTCTGGCAGAAACAATTCAACTCCCTCTGTAAGGTATAGAATTAAATGTAAACAATTGTGAACGTGGTTTTTTATATAGTCACCCTTATTCATTCGATTACCCCAAGTTTCCATCACAAACATTTCATTCCAAAATTTTATAACTTGACCACCTGGTGATAAACTAATCTGTTTATGTACATAACCTAAAAAATTTTTTACTACCTCGCTATCATTAAGTACATTAAATTCTGTTTTTTCAGCATAAATATTTGTTTGTTGTTTATCTAAATTAGTTTTAAGTTTTTCATCTATTAATAATTTGAGATTATGCAATTCGTGAACTTCTGGGTAGTGTCCGTGAAAAATATTTACATTTCGTGGATAAGTAACATTAGTAAAAAAACTTTGTGTTTGATCAATTGAGGTGATATATTTTTTGAACATATGACTGTAATTTATACTGTTTTAACCAATAACACAAACTTTATTAGACCACCAGATTATGTAGATCCTGATTGCGAGTATTATGCTCTTACTAATCAAAAAGTACCTAAACCTTGGCAACAAGTCAAACTTAATCTTAAGCATTGTATTGGCAATAATGCCTTTGCAAAAAAGACTCATCAAGCTTTTTACAAAATCAACTCACATCTTTTTTTTCCAAATAAGGATACTATCTACATTGACACAGATGTAAAACTTACAAAACACGTTACAAACATAGGTAAAAAATTATTGAAGGATTTTACATTTACAACATTAAAACACCCTTTTAGAAATTGTTTTATAGATGAAGTTTTTGATTGGTATTTAGAGGGATTTATAAATATAACTGAAGTAATTGACCTATTTAAAAATAATAAAAATATTAATAAATCTTATTTGACAGGTTTTGTTCTAAGGCAAGGGAGCAAACAATGTGCCTTAATAAATGAAAAGTGGTGGCACAGTTATAAACAACTTCTTAAAAGAGATCAATTACCTTTGATAATGCAAGATGCAAATATAAATACAATACTTTTAGATGAGTTAAAATGGGAATTATATGAAAGACCTCCTTCAGAATATAAGAAAGAAAGAGCTTATCCAAATAATTATCAAAAAATGCACGAGTTTACCAAAGAGGTAGGAAAATGCTACAATATAGATTATACTATACCAAAGGATATATTGAAAAGTAAAGTATGGTTTTAACAAGAGTACAATTTGAGGGTGGTATAAATAAACAGGTCACTCAGACTTCTGCGAGAAACAGGTGGACAAATGGTGATTTTGTACGCTTTCGTTATGGTGAACCTGAAAAGATAGGTGGTTGGAGACAATCAACAAACAATACACTGGTTGGTGTTGCTAGAGATATGCACATCTGGTCTGACCTTGATGGTAAAAGATATATTGCTGTAGGTACACACAAAGGGCTGTTCTTATATTTTGATGGAGCTTTCTATGACATATCACCTTTAGGCAGTAAAATCTCATCTGGCACAATCACCACAACTAACAATTCTGCTCTAGTTACTATAAACCTAGCAGATCATAATTTTACAGTAGGTGAAATAATTGAGTTTTCAGATGTAACATTGCCTGGTAGTGGAACAGGGTTTACAGTAACTGATTTTACAAATACACAATTTGAAGTTACCAACATAGTAAATGGTAGTGCCTTCACAGTGACAATGAATTCTGTAGAATCTGGAGCTGGTTTTACTGCGGGTGGTGGTATATCAGCTACACCCTATGCAACGATAGGTAATGCATCTGAAGTAGTGGGATATGGTTATGGTACAGGACTGTGGGGTGGTGATATAGAAAACGAGGCCTTTACGACACTTAATGGTGCTCTTCAAGATGATACTGCTGGTACAGGTGGTTCTGGCACAAGTATTACACTTACGAGTGCCTCTTCCTTTCCCTCATCAGGAACAATAATAGTTGGTGCTGAGTTAATTACTTATACAGCAAAAGCAGGAAATGATTTACAAAATATTACACGAGCAGCTTTGGGTTCAACAAGGTCAGCTCACAATAGTGGAGTCAATGTTAACAATGCTACAAATTATGTAGGGTGGGGTTCAGCTTCTGATGCAAGTCAAGTAAGTCTAGAACCTGGTTCTTGGAGTCTTGATAATTTTGGTCAAATATTAATAGCCACAGTTAAAAATGGAAAAACATTTGAATGGGATCCTAGTGTGGGTAATGCCCTTCAGACTAGAGCAACAGTTTCATCTGGTATGCCCTCTGTTTCAATTCAAACTATTATTTCTGATAGAGATAGGCATGTAATTCATTTAGGCACAGAAAAAACAATTGGAGATTCAAGCACTCAAGATCCTATGTTTATTCGTTTTTCTGATCAAGAGTCAAGAGGGACATACACACCAACATCAACAAACACAGCAGGGTCATTTCAACTTGATTCTGGGACAAGAATAAAAGGTGCTGTAAAAGGTAAGGATTATATTTTAATTTTGACAGATACTTCTGCATATAGAATGCAATTTGTAGGTCCTCCTTTCACTTTCTCAATTACACAAGTTGGATCAAACTGTGGTGCTATTGGTCAGCACGCTGCTGTATTTGTGGATGGTGCAGTATACTGGATGGGTAAAGCAGGTGGTTTTTTTGTTTACGATGGTACTGTAAAAAGAATACCTTGCTCTGTTGAAGATTTTGTTTTTTCAAATGTTGATTCTGATGATCTGGGAATAAATTATGGTGCTGGTACTATAGTGTTTGCTCAGTATAATTCTTTATTTACAGAGATAAATTGGTTTTATCCTAAAGCAGGTTCAACACAAAATGATCGTAATGTTACCTTTAATTATCGAGAGGGTGTTTGGTCTATTAGTTCTTTGGACAGAACTACTTACTATGACAGAACAGTTTTTGATCAACCTTATGGTACTCAATACAATGACTCAGGTATACCTACATTTCCTGTCATTACAGGTGCTACAGGCATCAACGGGGCATCCATCTTATATGAACACGAGGTAGGTGTAGATCAAGTAGATAGCACAGGAGCTAAAACAGCAATACCTGCATTTATTGAATCTGGAGATTTTGATATAAGTGATGGCCAAACTAGTGGTGAATTTTTTATTAAGATAAGACGCTTTATTCCTGATTTTAAAGTATTGTCTGGTAATGCAAAAGTGACACTTAACCTTAAAGATTTTCCTGCACAAACTGAAAGCTCGTCAAGTCTAGGCCCCTTTACAGTTCAATCATCTACAAATAAAATTGATACAAGGGCAAGAGCTCGTTTTGCATCACTTAAAATAGAAAATGAAAGTACAGATGAGAATTGGCGATTTGGTTCTTTCAGGGCAGACACACAAGCTGATGGAAGGAGGTAAAAATGCATTACACAGCACGATTAAAAAAAGTAATTAAAGGTCTTAAAAAAGCTACAAAGCTACACGCACAACAAGCTAAAATTCTTGAAGGCATAGAAAAAGACCAAAGACTTAGATATAAAAAGAAACCTAAGTAATGGAGAAATTTAATCCTTTTGGTGATTATTTTTACAAAACAAAAATAAAAATATTACCACAAGAAAAAGAACAGTTAAGAGTTTTTATGGATACTCTTACACCTCTTTTTGATCCAAACAAAGTAGCTCCAGTTACTTCATACACCCTTCAGTATATTTTGAATATGCCCCTAATGAGCAATCTTAAAAAACAGGTTGAGGGTTATTTAGATGAAATTGGTTGTGTCCTAGGTAACAGCTGGGGTCAAAAGTATATTAAAAACCAATCTCATAGAGTTCACACACATTGTAATTCTGTATACAGTGGGATAATATATGTTGAAGTGACTGACTCTCCTACATTTTTTTTACACCCATATGCAGGTAATATACCAGATAGTCCAAAATTTACTTACCTTTATCAAAACGCTGAACCAAACACGATGATATTGTTTCCAAGTTACACTGCACATTTTGTTGAGAAACATACTAACAATACTGAACGAATTGTGATATCATTTAATGCATATGATAAAGTCTATGGAGAAACAAAAGGAGCACCTAAAATAGGATTAAAAGATGGCAAAGATTAACATTATTATACCAGAACCTAATGACGATTATGTTGTTGATAATCAACGACAAACAAAGTATGGTATTGACACATTAATAACACAACTTAACACATCTTTTCAAAATGATTTAAAAAATGAACAAGATGCTTTTAATTATTTTATGCAATGACGATACGATACAAAAGCGAAACATTTGATTTAGATTCAACAAACGCGACAGCAATCTTAACTTGTCCTGCTGATGCTACTATAATTGTAAAACTAGTACAAGCTAGTCATAAAACTGCAAGTAACGTAGATGTTGATTTGTTTTTAAGAAAAGCTGATGGATCAGCTGATGTTGAAATAGCACATAAACAACTTAATAAAGCTCATACAAATTTAATTGAGCAGACATTAAATCTTGAGGCAAGTGATATTTTAAAATTACAAGCTGATACTGCTGATAAAATAACGGGATGTGTATCCTATGCACAGATTGACCGTTCACAAGAAAATGGTTGATTTCTTTTTTTTTATTCTATAAATTAGTTAGCATGACAACTTACATTATTATAAACATAATTATTTTTGTATTATTTTAAATATGAAAACAATTAAGTGCGAGACAAAAACTAAAATTTCAAACAAAGTTACTGGAAGAGTTTATGTCTCAGAAGCTGAGGCAAAATTAGATATTGCTGATAAAATGACACCAACCACTGAAGAAGATATTAGAAGAGATGTTGAGGTCTTCGTTCCATCTTTAGAAATATTTGGTGACACAAATGCATCCTAAAGGGGGCACTGAGCTACAACACCTTTTTTTACAGAAGTATGTAGATAAAGAATTGTTAGATAGTGTAGAGATTTGTTTATCTGTTCCAGAAAAAAAATTATTATCCAAAGACAGAGTTAACATTTTATGGCAAAAAAACGCTCCTGATCAACCAAATATACGTCCTTGGTTTGAAAACAAAGAAAACCACACAAAATATGATTGGTATGTATTTAATTCGCATTGGAATTATGAGCAGTATAGAAAGTGGTTTGATATACCCACAGAGAGATGTCATGTCATAAAAAATGGTGTGACAAGCTTTCCACAAACTAATGGTTTTAAGAAAGGAGATCGTTTACGTCTAATACACCACAACACTCCTTGGAGAGGATTAAATGTTTTATTGGGTGCAATGCAATATTTAGAAGGCGAGAATGTTGAGCTTGATGTATATAGTAGTTGTGAAGTGTATGGTGATGAGTTTAAAAAAGACAATGACCATAATTATACAGAGTTATATGACCAGGCTCGAAAACTTTCAAATGTTAATTATATTGGATATAGACCAAATGCTTTTATATTAAGCAAACTTCCAAATTATCATCTATATGTTTATCCTAGTATATGGGAAGAAACATCTTGCATCTCTTTACTTGAGTCTATGGCTGCTGGCTTGTATTGTGTAGTAACAAATTATGGTGCTATCTATGAAACGGGATCTGAATATCCTATTTACATAAACTATGAAACGAATTTTAATAACCTTGCATATCAGTTTGCTGAAGCTATCAAGTTAGCAAGGGACACGCTCCACGAACCAATGATCAAGGATCATTTGTTAATGCAACAAAATTTTGTAAAAAGGTTTTATAGTTGGGAAAAAAAAGCTTATGAATGGAATACTTTTTTAAGAGGTGTTCTCAATGCAAAATAATAAACCTCTTTGGATAAAAAAGAAAAAACAAAAAACAATAGGATTGTTTGTTGCTACACCTGTACATAGTGATGTGTCAATTCATTATGCTCAAACTATGCTTGAGTTACAAAAGGAATGTATACGAAGGAACATACGGGTAATGTTTCAGTTAATGAAATCTTCTCTTGTTACACAAGGCAGGAATTTATGTGTAAGTGGTTTCTTGCAAACTGATTACACTCATTTACTTTTTGTAGATTCTGATATTGCTTTTGATGTTGAGAGTATATTTAAAATGTTAGAAAAGGATAAGGAAATTATTTCGCAACCTTACCCTATTAAGTCACCTAAATGGGACACTCTAGTTAAAAAATATGAGGCAGGTTTGATTAAAAAACCAAAAGAATGTCAATTACACATAAACCAATATCCTATTCTTTTAAAGGATGATGATCACGACATTAATTTTAAAGATGGTGTTGTTGAAGTAACGCATGCACCAACAGGTTGTATGCTTATAAAAAGAAATGTTTTTGATAAACTACACAAAGCTTATCCAAATATGGATATAAAACAAAAAACTGTTATTGATGGTGAATTCAGAGATAGACCACATTTCTATGCATATTTTGATACATATTATGATCCAGAAACAAAAAGATACTTTGGTGAAGACTTTGCTTTTTGTAGATTATGGAAAAATATTGGTGGTAAATTATATGCTTACATTATGGATTACATCACGCATGTAGGAGAATTTCAGTACACTGGTCGTCTTTATGATGAGATGACTAAGCAAGAGGTTGAAAAACCTTGTGATTCAGAGTAAACTAGACATTAGTATTTACTAAGGAGAATTTATTTATGCCCGGACCACTAGCAATAGGATTAATGGTTGGTACAGCCGCATTTGGAATAGCTAAACTTGCAGGTATGTCAACAAAAAAAGCTTTAGGAATTGGTTTATTAGGTGGTTTAGGAGCAGGTGGTTTAAAAGCTCTTTTGACTGCACCAACAGCAGCAAAGGTTAGTGCAGTTTCACAAGGTTTAGGAACTGCCGCTGGAGCAGGATCTACAACTGCCGCACAACTTGCCGCATCTACTGGTGGAGGAACAGCTAGTTTTATGGGTGGTGCTGGAGCCACAGGAATAGGTGGTGGAGCAGCATTTGGCTCAGGGGTCGGTGGTGGTGTACCAGCTTTTATGGGAGGTAAAGCAGCAGCATTAGGACAAGCGACTCCGGGTATTACAGCAGGAACATTTAGTGCAGTTGATGCAGCAGGAAATGTAGTGCCTTTGGGTGATCCAGCAACTCAAGCAATTAGAAAAGTAGGTGAAACTGTTGTGGGGTCAGGAGCACCTCAAGCCTCACCTGGTCTATTAAGTCAAGCTGGTGAATTTATAAAAGAAAATCCATTTACGACAATTGCAGGTGGCGCTACATTGTTAAGTATGGCTAATCAACCAAAAATGCAACCATACAGTGAAACACCAGAAGGAGCTTTTTCAGAAGAAGAATACAAAGATGCTCTTGTAAGACAAAAAGAAAGATTTGCAGGAACAAAAGACACATACCCTTATCCAGAAGATGAAGAAGAACCTTTAACACCAGAAAACATTTATGACAGACAAGAGATGATGTATGCCAATCAGGGAGGTCTTGCATCTTTTAGAGAAGGCGGAGTAAACTAT